GCTATCGGTTTTCTTGCCAGTTTTGCGACTGCCAGGTGCATTTGCATCCGGATTCGAAGCACTGTCCGGCGTATCGGCTTGCTCAACAACCCGCTCAACCGCTGCACCCAATTGCGTTGCTTCAGCTTCACTGAGTTCCAAAACTGATCCAGAAGGAACAACTTGCTTTTTCCCGTCAACACGGGACTCCAGGCGTTGTAGCGTTCGATAGTTAGGCATGACGTAAAACCCTCTTGATGTATTTGAAAAGTGCTGCCTAATAAAAAGGCCGGTTTACCGGCCGGTTCATCCCCGCGCACGCGGGGAACTTTGTCGGGAAAAGCTCCATACCGCGATATCCCGCTGGTTCATCCCCGCTAGTTCGTCCTTGATTGCGCGGGGAACACGCTAAGATTTGCGCTTACGCGGTGTAAACCGTTGCATAAAGCGTTGCATCCGGCATACGCGGAACAGTCAGCGGGCGACTTTGTGTCATCAGATATTCCACCGCTGGATCTTCGCTTTCCCAGTTTTTTGGGAATAGCTCCATGCCGCGATATCCAGCACGGCTATCCAAAATGCCGCCATAAGCACGCACACCGGATACACCAGTAGAAATCACTGCAACGCCGTTGTCTGGAATAAATAACTGCTTGGCACCCGCTGAATCTTTCCAGTAGCCGGTGTAAGACCACAGCTCTGGACCCGCGCCACCGAAGCGGCCACGGAACGCAGCCAAGTTTGCGGCCGGGGCCATCTCCAACTGTGTTTCAGATCCGCGACGCGTTTCCACCAGCGCGCGGAAATCATCGTTCTGCAATGCATAACGAAACGCACCCCGACCAAAGATCACGTGCGATGCCGGCGCTTCCAGCATTTGCATCCAGTCTTCCAAATCTTCCACGGGCTTGGCGGTGGTTTCGCTCCAGCGAGCGCCACTGGTCAGCGTGGTGGTGTGGTCAGCGTGGCGACCAAAGTCCACTTCCGCACGCGGGTATTCATCACCCTCCACGATGATCTTGCCAGTGCGCAGAAACTGTGCGGCCATCCATTCCATGCGTCGCATGATCAGCCTGCGGTGTTCGTCCAGGATGTCCATGCGAATGGCGTTCATGCGCTGTTCTGCGGACAGTGTCCCGCCCATGCCTTCGCCAGGGCGGCGCTTTAAGGCTCGATCCGGTTTCACGACATCCTTGGGCTTTAGGCTGGGCGCTACGAAACTACGCACAGAGCCGCCCTTCTCACGGCGCGGTTTACCAGCAATGTACGGACTAACAAAAGGCGCCAGGCCTTGCTCAACGGCAATCTTGTCGAAAGCGATCTCTTCGCTGTCGAATGTGACCACTTCTGGAAACATCAGGTTGAGCAGGAACGGTTCAAACGGGTCCAGCTGCGACACTGCCGCCAGCAGGGTGGTTGTTGTGTATGGCATGGTTTTATCCTCGCAATAGCGGTTTATCCCCGCTTCGCAGCAGGGAAAATTCAGGTTTCTGTTGGGTGATGCGATGTGGTTGCGGTTACAGCGGTTTGACGATCAGCAACGGCGTACGATCAAAAGAAGCATTCAACGTCGCCACAGTCCAACTGTCATCAAAGTTAATGGCGTTCTCGTTGAGGTGTCCGCCACGCACGAATTGACAGGTTTGCGCGCCGGCACTCGCATCTACGTCGTGAGCCAACGCACCGATCGGCACCTGAGAACCGTCAACAGCATCAGACGCAGACAATACCAACGCACCGCCTGACGTGACGCGCCCCAGAATCGCGCCGCGTGTCAGGTTCTGGCCAGATGACAAAGTACCTGTGGAGTAATCTTCCTGACCACCGATAACCAGCGCATCAGGTTGATAAGTTTGCTCAGCAGAGCGTGCAATTTGATCCATGATGGAACCCTCTTGGTTAGTAATTTATTCAGTAGTCCGTCCAGTTAGGAAGCGATCATATTCCTGAAGCCAGGAAGATGATCGGCATATCAGTGGCGACTGACCCGCCCAGTGGCCGCACGGTAATCGTTGACCAGGGCAGCTTCTGGCTTGGGTTCTGGTGTTTCAGCGCCCATCGATGCACCAATGCCTGGCTGTTCTGTTTTGCCCATTGCAGCATCCAGCAAGGAACTCGCTTTCGGTTTCGCCGCTTCAGCGGCTTCCAGCGCTGCACGCGACTGGTCAACCGTCATGTCAGTGTTAAAGGCGAAGTGCTGCGCCAACTTCTCGCGCCCTTCAGCTTCAACGCATTGCAAAATGCCTTGAATACGCTCCTGCTCTGCTTTGCGTGCATCGGCTGCGGTTTGTTCGGGTAATGCCGGGGCAGTCGCTTGCGGGGTGGTCTCCACGTCCGTGCTGGCTGCTGGCTTGGTTGGTTCTTTGCTCATGGTGATAACTCCCATTGTTTTGGTTGTGTTGATGTAGCCTCGGAACGCGGCCAGCATGTCGTGACCGTTGACGAGTTCGTCCGCCAGGCCGACATCGATGGCGGCCTGGCCGGTGAACACAGCAGCTTCAGTGGCCAATACAGCATCCACATCCAAGCCCATGTGATCAGAAATCAGTTGCGCGAAGTCACGCCGCAAGGCGTCGGATTCCGCTTGAAAGCGTTGCAGCACTTCATCAGGCAGCGCTTGGTACGGGTTGCCTGCCACTTTGAGCGCGCCGGAGTGAATCAGCGTGACCTCGTAGCCCTGCTCCTTCAGGCGTTGTTCCATGTTCACGTGCATCATCACCACGCCAATGGAACCCATTTGTGCAGTGCTGGTGACGTAACGCACGTCCGCCGCGCTGGCCAGCGCCATGGCAGCGCTGCACGCCATGTCGTAACTAATGGCACCGATCGGCTTGATGCCGCGAAAACTGGCAATCTTGCGAGCGCAATCGAAGCAGCCAGACACTTCACCGCCAGGGCTGTCGAAGTCCAGCAGAATGCCCTGCACTTCCGGATCTTCCAGCGCACCTTGGACACGCGTGATCAGTCCGTCATAGCCGGTCATGCCGCTGTATGGATTCACAGAGCCGAGTTTGTGTACCAGTGAACCGGACACTGGGAGCAACGCGATACCATCGACGACCTGATAGGGTCGGTTGCGTGGTCGTTCGGGTTCGAAGGCGTCAGCGCGCATTCTCAGCTTGGCTTGCGACTCAACGACGCCGTGCTCATCCATCAACTGCGCAATACCCAGGCGCGACGCCAGTGCGCCCAGGAATACGCGGGCATAGCCGGGCTCTACCAGCAAAGGCGTGTTCAGCACTCTGGCTGCTGTGTGGTGGTATGGCATGTGTTTTTCTCCGGGCATAAAAAAACCCGCACTGGGCGGGTTTCAGATTATTGGCTGCTCTACATCATGAGCCTGAACATCAAGTGATGATCACTTGGCCAGCACACGATCTCTTTCATCGCGTAGCCGATCGATTTCGCGATCTATTTGATCAATTTCTGACTGGTACCGGGTCATTTTCACTTCAGCCTCTTTTGCCAAACTGCTTTCCCACGTGGCACCGGCCAGATTATTGTTCGCGCGAGCGCGCTTGCGCTCCCATTCCGCCATGTCCCTATCCATAGCACGACGCAGTTCTTCTTTCTTACGCTCAAGCTGAGTGATTTTGCTTTCTATGTGCTTCGCTTCTCGATGCTGAAGAAAACCGTCAGCAGATGGATTGGAAAGCGCACCGCCAACCTGCGGCACATTAGGCATTTCAATCTGCTCAGCATTATCACCACAGGGTCTATCAGAGAACACCAGTTTCCCACCAGAGTTACATTTATAGATCTCTGCATGCGCCATCCCAGAAGCCCACGCAAAAAGGATTACCACTACCAAGATTTTCCGCATTCCATCGTCCTCAATTCAGTTGATCGCCTTGAATCAGTATAGCCAACCGATCCAATAAGCCATCCTTGGCAATGTTCAGCATCCTGCCGCTTTGGCATCGCTACGGTCACAGTTATTCAATGCAGCTTTGAGCGCAGCCCCCGACTTATGGTGTCTTCACAGTCACTGGCAATCTGACGTATCCGGTTGCTCATCATGCCAACGTGGTGACGCAGCGACTCGACTTCGACCACGTAAGCTTCCACGTTATGGCCCGCTTCTGCCAGTTTGCTCAGCAGTTGCAGGGTGGGCGATCTGCTTTCCGTGCCACACAGCATACGGGGAGTAATCAAGACGCTGGAATCGCCTGACCAACCGGCTGATTGCCTCATGGCCGGGTTTTCATCTACCCAGCGGCGCAGCGGGTAGTCAATATTGAGTTCGGCAGACGGCAATGCTTCTGGTTCGACCAATTCGCCCACGAGCACTTGGCGCGCTACCAAACTGATGGCGTCAGTGAACTTCTCGGGGGTGATCTCCTTGTAAGAGCAACCAAAGTGCGACTTGAGCGCTGACCAGCAGGTGATGGCGGCTTTAGCACGGCGGTCTTGCGGGATGTCTTCAAGCCGGGCTTTGACCAGCGCCTTGATAGCGTCCTGCTGTTCGATAGTCAGGCCATTGGGTAATGCTTTGCGGGTCTTATTCTTGGACGACTGTTCAGTTTTGCTTAACAGTTCGCGCTCCATTGCGTTGAACGCAGCAATGTAGGCGATTTTCCATTGGAGCGCCTTCTTGCCAGTGAACCCCATGGCAAGCAGAGTGAAGCCGTCACGGGTGATATGGTAGGCGGCATAGGTGGCTACTCCACCGTTTGGTTGTGGAACCTCTTGGGATGCTTCCTCAAAATTGAGGAGACCCCAATCACCGGTTTCGGCTATCAAGTTTTTGATGTCTCGCAGCACATTGTCGTGACGCTTGTTGAAATGATTCGCGACAGCGATGCTGGTGGTACGCGGTTTACCATTGATAACTTCGATTGATACAGATTGCGCGGACGCATTGATGGTAGTGTTTGTCATGGCAATGACTCCAGAACAGAGAAGGTGCTTTTCGCTTCCGAGCCACGCCAATGACAGGGAGAGCGGAACCGTGCAGGGTTGGCGTACCGGGTTCTGGGACCGGCCAGTCTTTCGACTGCCCTGCACGGCCCGCCCATAACGGGTTTGCCATGCAACACGCATAAAAAAACCGCATGAAGCGCGGTTTTGCGCCAGAACTCCGGGACGCCAATCCCGACTGCTGATTTTGCAGCAGCCCGGTAAGGGTATGCCCGGCTTCCGTCCCTGTCAACAAGGCCGGATTGATTTATATATATTCCGTATGCATAATGATCAGTATGCGAATCACCTTTGACCCCAAGAAAGACCGCGCCAACCAGCGCAAGCACGGCATCTCTCTCGCTGACGTAGAAGGCGTCTTTTACGACGATCAAGCATTGACCCGCGAAGATACCGACCACCCGGAAGAACGCTTCGTCACTCTGGGTATGGACGGTTTCGGTCGCTTGCTGGTCGTGGCTTACCACTATCGAGACGAAGATGAAATCCGCGTCATTTCGGCACGGCACGCCGAACCACGCGAACAGAAAGCCTACACAGGAGCCTGAACCATGAAAGACAACTACGATTTTTCCAAAGCAAAACGCGGCGCAGTCGTCAAATCCAGCGGCAAGACCCGCATTTCGATCATGCTGGACGATGACATCCTGGCCGCTTTTCGCGAGCGTGCTGCCGCCGAAGGCAAAGGCTATCAGACCGTAATAAACGATACCCTGCGCGATTCGTTGGATCATGAGCACGTTACCTTGGAAGCGCTGCGGCAAGTGATTCGGGAAGAACTGCGCCATCCGCTCTGATCAAACATGATCTTTCCCCACCGTAGCCAATGTATAGCCCCATGAGAGATGGTGGAACATCTTCAATCCGCGTTCGGTAACACGCCAACCACGTTTTTTGAAACGCGGTTCGTATTCCTCGACGAAAAACTCTGGCACGGGCGCCCAGTGGCGCAATGGAATGATGCTGTACTCCGACTGTTCCAGCAGATCATCCGTGAAAAATTCGACAACGATGTTGTTGCTATGACGGCTGATGATTTTGCCGACCCGCCCAGCGTCTGGGTGCTGGCTTTCAGGATGCAGCATAACGAAGCACCCAGGCTTGAACAGTTCTTTCTGTGCGGGTGTAAGTTCCAGATCTGCTTGCATATCGACACCTTTTAGACTCATGCGTCCGGCACCACTTCTGGCTGTTCTTCCTGCTCCGGCGCAATGGACAGCGCCTTCACCCAGCTTGGCGGTGGCAATCCGGCTTCCCTGCGCTCAGCCATTTCCCGCACCTGCTGGGCAAACACTTCCTGGTAATCCTCACCCATCTTGGCCAGTTCCTTCTCGTAGGTGCTCAACCCCGCTTCAATCAGCAGGATGGATTCCTTCACTTCCTTCAAGCCATCGATCTGCAAGCGGCCTGATCCAATCCACTCCGCATAACACCAGCTGCTCTTGCCCTGGTAGAAATCCCGCGTAGCACCACGCGGTAAGCGTAACTCGCCACGATCCAGCGCCTCTTCAAACCACAAGGCAAACACCATGGACGCGAACCGGGCCGCAATGATCTTGCGACGCCCCATGTAGTAGCGCCAACCTTCCATCATGCTGGCACGGGCGCTGCTGTACGTGGTGCGGCTGTAGTCCTTGGCCAGCTGCTCATACGGCACATTCAGCCCTGCCGCAATCCAACGGATAATCGAAGCTTCCAGCTCCGCGAAGCCGTTGTCGGCGTTGCTGCTGGTCATCAGCTTCAGCTGCTCGCCGGGCATCAAGTGCGGAATCCTCACCCCGTTCAGGCGGATGTCTGCACCCTGGTGGTAGTCCGCCATGATCGACATCCAGCTTTGCAGGTTCTTGATATCCGCTTCCCCGCCGATAATCTGCATGGCGGTTTCGCTGTCCATCTCAGATTCAATCACCGCCGCGTACATGGCATTCACGATGGCGTTCTGAAGCTTGGTTTGCTGCAATTGACCCAACTGCTTGAGCTGCTCCATGACGCTCAGGAATTCATTGGCGCCACGCGTCTGACCGTCGCTGCGCGGTTCGAACACATGCAGGAACTGCTGACGCCCCCAGGACGTTTCACGCTTCACCCTGCGCCACTTGTTACCCAGGCCCACACCGGTAAAGCCAACGCCTTGCAGGTCGTGATCCTGCACCCAGTACCCCACAGCGGCACCATACCGATCCACATCGACACCACCACGCCGGGCATTGGTGTCTGTCTGGTTGTTCGGGTTGTTCACTCGGTGCGGGTTTATCAGTTTGATAGCGGTCCGGAATGGCGTGCCGGCACGGGCAATCCACTCTGCCGAACCCATCGCTTCACCGACGGTGGCGTGGGTCGCAACCACTTCACGCACCATCATCGTCAGGGTGCGCTTGCGTTCAGCATCTGCCCAGCAATTCACGGGATCTTCGGCCCATTCCAGAAACGCAGCTTCCACGTCCACCGCAAACGCACGGGCATCAGCTTCGGTGATCCCAAGCGATCGCCAACGCGGCTTGTAGCTTAGCCGGAACAGGTGACCAACCACGTTATCGACGTGCAGCTGAACGCCGTTGGACGCCAAGCCGTGATTGCGCACGAGATCTTCGGCACGGGCATTACCGGTTCGCAAGCTCGGCAACAGCGCTGCGTCAGCTGTTTGCGGCGCTGGCCGCCATTGCGACATTTGACCAGCGAAGCCGCGACCGGTGCCGGTGTAGCCAGACGCAAGCGGTTTGCCATTCACATCCAGGATGCTGACTGTAGGTAATTGGTTCATAGCGTTACTCTGGCTGGGCCCCAGCGGCGGGGTTTATGGCCCAGCGCACGCTCCAGTTCAATGATGTAGTTCTTCAATGCCACCCGATCCGCTTGGGAATACGTCAGCGACTTGCCGTCTCGCATCACGGTCACGATCTTCTGGCCCGTCTGTAGCTTGTGGTAGGCATCTTTGGCTTCTTGCAATTGGGTTTCGGTACTCATCGCATTCTCCTGGCCAAATCAGCAAAGCTGACTGACGGTTTGTTGGGAGCCGGAGCGGGCAGCGCACCAGCTGGGTCAGTAACCGGCGGCACCTGCTCCAGCAGATCGCCCTGACGCAGCTCGGCCTCCAGCGCATCCCACTGGTCAGGCTTTCTGACGTGCAGCTTGAGCACCCGGGCACTGTGCAGCGCATAGACCTCGCAATCCAAAGCCTCATTGCGTACGCCTGATTTCTTCTGCCAGACCCGCTTGCCGCGCTGGGTGCGGCTGGGTGCCTTGATTTCAGACGTCAGCTGCGCGAAGTAATCGGTGCGCACGCCCTCATACCAATGCATTCGCCCAGGGCCGTGGCCAGCCAGTTTCAAACGCCCATCCAGCAAGTCTTTGGCCTTGCTAACGCCTACCACGTACACCTGCAAGCCATAACGCGCAGCCTTAGTGGCGTTGCGCTGCACATCAACTTTGCGCGCTGGTGTAACAATCTCTCGATCCAGACTTTCTTTGTCCGCCTTGCCCTTCAGCGCCATCAGCTTGATGCCACGATTCTTCCTGGAGCGCACATAGTCATACACTGCGTCGTTGGTGCCACCGTCAGAACTATCGATCCCTGCGGCTGAAATGCGCAACGGGAAGCCGTCAACGTGGGCATAGGTACCAAACAAGAACGAATCCAGCTCCTTCCAAACCGGATCATTCTTGTCCGCGCAACCTGTGACTGCCGCAATTTCGCCCCAAAACACCAGCCAGCTTTCCTCATTGCGCCCCCAGGCGCGAATGATGATCGCCAGCCGGTCATTCTGAACGTCCACACCCATGGTCAGCACCAGGCCGCCAGCAGGTACAGTGCGCTCTGAATACGGCATTGCACGTGCTGCCAATTCATCTTCCCGCGGTGCGTCCGTCTTGAATTCGTAGGGCAACCCCAGGCACGAATTCACGAACACAATCATTTCACCGTCGTCGCCCTGCTCCATCGCGTGCTGAGCGCCCAGATAGCGCTCCACAAGCGCCGACAAACGCGAGCCAGGAAAGGGCGAGTACAGTTCGTTGATATAAAAACCAGCAACACCACGGCATTCCTCTTCGGCCTGCCAGTAGCCCTTGCGAACATTGCGATTCTTCTCGGTGTCCCGCCAGACTGATCCGCAATGCGGGCAGACATAGCGGGCCGTTTCAGGCCTGTTCAAGCCGTAGATCTCATGCGCTGGACCTTCACCGGTGTCCCACACCACCTGATCCCAGGTCAGGGCATGCGCTTCACCGCAGTCGTGGCAAGGCACCATAAAGCGGCGCCGGTCACTGGCTGCGTAGGCTTCTTCCACCCGGCTCAAGCCCTTGGTGGTGGGCGTACCGCCAAAGATCACCTTGCGGTATTCATAGGTCTTGGTGCGCTCTTCCAGCAACTTGACTGAGTCACCCTGCCCTTTGATGTTGGTGTTGCAATCGTCAGGCTCTTCCACGCAAACCACCGGCGCAGATAGCGATTTCACGTTGTCAGGGGCGTTGGATGCCACCAGCGCCAGGAAGCCACCGGGGAAGCGCTTGAAGTCGGAGCGGTTGCCGGCGCTGCGTGACGTAGTGACATCGACGACAGCGCGCAGCACGGGAGTGGCTTCAACCATCGGCACGAACTTCTGATCCAAGTACTTCCGAATAGTCTTTTCCTTGGGGAACAACAGCACAACCGGGCAAGGATCGGTGTGAATCCTGCGCCCCAGATAGTTGTTCCAAACACCATCAGTCCAGGCAGCTTGCGCAGATTTCATGGCAACCACCTTCTTGATTGACGGATCATCCAACGCGTCCAGCATGCCGCGTATCCACGGCGTAATCGCTGAGCTGAATTTGCCGGGTATCGGGCTGCTCTGTTGCGCCAGATAGCGGTATTGATCAGCCCACACCACACTGGACATCTTCGGCGGAGGTGCGAACTTACGAAGCTGCTCATTGATCACTCGCCGCAGGTTTGCTACCAAGATCTGATAGGTGGCGGAGGATGGATCGAGAATGCTCATTCAACAACTCAACGTCGATATCAATATCGTACAAAGTGTCCACTTCAGTCTTCAGTTTTGGGTTACCGGAAAGTATTTCCGTCCGGATCGCCAGCACCACCTGTTCCAGCGCTTTGCCAACTTCATCGGCAGGCACCAGTTGTTTCAAGTCGGCTGCGTGCGCCAGTTCCTCACGATCTCCACGAATGCGGTCTAGGCGCTCTTTTGCCGATTGTCGGTTCGCGCCTTCAAGCGCCCGATGAACCAG